TTACTGTGTCCCCTACGATAAAGCCATGGTCTGGTGCAAGAACTGAAATAGTTCTACTACCTGAGTCAGTTGATATTGGATTACTTGATAACAACATGTCTGGAACTACTGAGTTCTCAAACACTACCGTTCCACCCGCAGTGCTGAACTGTGCTTTAAATAAATCAAATGCAAGGTCTTTAGTTTGGTCTGGTGTCCAAGTTGTTCCGTTCTGTGATTTAAATAATGAACCTAAACTTGGTTGTCTGTCAATTCTTTTTTCTGTAGAACCAAGTTGGAACTCATAAGTTTCTCCAACATATGCTTCGTATGAATTACAATCAGATAATAATACGATTGCATATTCTTCATCATACTCTAAGAATATTGGTTCGTCAAAAGTAAATGTAGTAGGACTAGACAATGCAGATGCTTGTGTCTGACTAACTGCAGTTTGTACTGCACTTGGTGCTAAGACCACTACTGAGCCTGGAATAATATCATCTGAACTAGGCGCACCATTTACTACTGGACGTAATTCAAGTCTTACTGGTACAGTTGCATCTTTTGCTTTGAAGTAAGTTTGTATCTTAGTCACAAACATACCACTTGGTGCAGAAACCCTAAAGGTTTGTGCGAGTGGGTCTAACCAGTTTACATCATCTTGTGGTACTGGTTCTGGTGGTCTAAGTGTGACCGTTGTAGTTTGTAAAGTACCACTACTTGTAAAGATTGCACTTGCACGAGAAGTTGCAGATGTTTGGTCATCTACTGAAATATCTAGTAGTTTAAATTCTCTATCACCCGTTCTAAATTTTAATGAGTCATTGTTTGGTAGTAAGAACGAACCTTCTACTTTACCGTTTGTATCTGTGACAATAGTAGTACTTCCACTTGGGTGTATTGTTAATCCTCTATATTGGTTTCCAACATAAGTTTGTCCCGCAACATTTGTAAAACTACCCGAAGTATTTACAAAGTCATCTACTTTAACTCCGTCAAAGAATGGGAAGTATCGAGTGTTTCCTCTTAAACCTTCTGCACGGAAGAATATAAGTCTTGGTCTCATAAATGGAATAGCAGCCAAAGATACTTCTCTATCTCCCACTATTTCATTTATAACACTATTACTTACAACTCTTATTCCAAAGTCTCCTAAACTTTCACCCGCACCAGCTTCTCCAGTACCGATATTGAAATTATCAACAAACGAAACACCACCCCCAGTTCCAATTCCAGTAGTACCACCACCAAAACCGAAAAGGTTTTCACTTGTCTGGCCAGGGTTATTTCCAAAGTTAGGAATTGCACCACTTAAATCTATTCCTTCCCAGTTCCACAATTCAACACCATTTAAATTAGGTGCAAAAGTTGGAGGCATTAAACCTAAAGTATTACCAAATGTTGGTATTCCTATTTCACCTGCTTCTGGAAAATCATTTCTTGTTTGTGGTACTGCGGGTACAGTTCTAGTTTCTGTATCGACCCAGTTATCACTTGTTGGTGATAAAGTTAAATGTCCTTCTCCACTTACAACCGCAAATGGATTTACATTCTCAACACCTGATATCATTCTTTGTGATATTGCGGAGTCTTCTGTATAGTGAAGATAAATGTTATCACCCTTAATAATTGTGTTTGTTGATTTTGCAGAGTCGTAAATCAAAGGTACTTGATTATTTGAAAACGCTGGGTGTAAAGTATTTGTTGTTGGATTTATTGACGCACGATACATTGGGTCTTCGTGGTCTGATAATAATCTATTTTTAAAGTTATCTGCAAGTATACCTAGTTTACTTCTAGACACACCGTTTGAGTCTAAGATTAATCTTGCGTCTGCAGATTGTTCTAGAAGTGATAATGCAGTAGTTTCTGCAAGGTTGTCAAGTCTCTTTTCAATTCTTGCAATGTCTTGCATTCTAAATCTTTTATATTGAGATACACCTAAAGTCAAGTCTGAGTCATTTACACCATAACCATTTATTGCTACATTAAATAATAATAAGTTGTTTTCTGGTGTGGGTGGTTGTTGTAATGCAAATCCGTCTTTACCAGATACTACACTAAATTCTGCTTCATTGTTAATTGTAATCTTGTCAGCTCTCGGTAAGTAGTATTCTATATCTGCAGTGATAGTTTGACCCGCAACTGGTATCTCAACTTTTTTAGCAAAAGTACCACCTACAACACCTAAAACTGCAACACCACCAGCAGAGTCAGAACCATTAGAGTCTTGACTTAAGTATTCATGTCTAATACCAATACCGTCACTATCTCTTACTGACCTTAAGTCAATTACTTCACGAAGGTTAATACTCTTTCTTCCACTAACTTGAAAGTCTGGTATGTCTTCGTAATCTACAGTACCGTCATATGAGTTTACAGAGAAGAAATCTCCACTTGCACCATGAGCAAAGAATTTTAATCTACTAAAGATTGTACCAGTTGGTGCAGTAGTATCTCTTTTAAGTACTAATCTACCATGTTGATAGAAATCTTTTCTTTGTCCATTATCTAAAGTAAAGTTGTGAGATAAGTCTACACCGTCAGAGTCAGTCTGTTTAATTGATATTACTTCAAAAATATCTGCGTGTGGTATCTTAACAAATCTTAGGTTCTCTCCGTCCGAGTCTATTGTACCAGTAATTGTAGTTTCTGTCAAGGTTTTTGTTCTTCGAGTTGCATTTCCTTTGTTTATTCTTGCAAAAATATTGTGTTTTGCACCAGAGTCTAAACCACCATTAGAGTGATTAGTAGTAGTACTAATAGTTGCACTTTGTGTTCCAGTTCCACTAACACTAAAGTTAGTCACTCTTTCTCCAGTGACCGCACTCGTAATAATCCAATTACCTACATCTGTAAATGTTTCTCCAGTTGCAGATAAAGATAAACTAATTGACGGGTGTGTACCCGCAGAAGGAGCATTTGCAGAGTCATCAATCTGTCTTAATACTTGGAATGAAACATCTGAAATACTTTTTGGTCTTGGTCTTTGAGTCGGGAATAATAAGTCATTATTACCTATATCTCTAAACAATGCAGTACTTGGTAAAAATGCAGAACTACCAGTAGTTTTAACTTTAAATTGGTGTGGTGCAGTATCGAAATCTCCGTGTCTTTCTACTGCAGTGATATCTGTTATTTGGTCATTAGTAAAACCTCGACCTCTTAATTGAATGTCCATTAAGTAAAGACGAACTTCATTGTTTACTACTTGAATTGATTTAACCCTTGCAGTACCAATGACTGCACTACTTTCTAATAAATTAACTAATTCAAAATTTCCAAGTGCAGCTGCAGCCCCTACAGTTGAACCACCGTCAGCTGCAAATACAAGATATGAACCATAGTCCACACCAATCGCTTCGTTGTTATTTGTGACTGTAGTTCTGGGTTTTGCAATAGTTAATTTACTTGGTCTTTCTTTATTTACACGATAACCGTTTAAATACACCGTTCCCGCAGATATGTTTGCAATCAGATTAGATGTACTACCATTTGCAGAGTCATCTTCAAAAGTTACTCTAAACGGACGAACAACATAATCACCTGACTCTTCTTTTGTTCTGAGTGCAAGAACTTCATTAATTCTATTGTAGTCTTCTGTACCAGTGACAACTTCTTCTATTTCTCCGTCTACTATATCACAAAAGTATACAAAGTTATCACTTGCAGTAACACTTGTTTTGTTAACAAGAGTTAATCTAATTCTGTATCGGTCTGCACCTGGCGATGCAGTATTTGGAGTCGCACCCTGATTATCAAAAAGTGATGTATCATCTCCTGACGTAACGATATCTTCTGCAATAGTAAATCCAACAGTTGCAGTTCCAGTTGTAGTGTATTTTGAAACAACTAAAGATTGTTGTGGTGCAAACACAAAGTGTCCTCTTACAAAGAAGTCTCCCCCAGATACATGAAGTATTGTACCTTGTCCCGTTGCTGGGTTTGCAACAGTATTTGTTGTTTGAACTGATAATGCAGTTCCACCAGAGTTTATAGTTTCACCCGCACTAAATCTAACTGGTGCAGAACCCGCTAATCCACTTGTGTTTGTATCAGTATATTGTACATATAAAGTTGCGGGGTCAGAACCACTTGCAGTCTCTACTCTAATAACTCTTGCTTTAACACTTGAAGTTGCACCCGTAAATTCTAATCCAAGTAAAGTAGAAGTGTCAGTTGGTAAAGTATTTACAGTTGTATCTAATTTTACAAATTCTGCATGTCTGTCAACACTAGGCCCGCCTGGGTTTACAGCCGCACCTTCTTTAAATATATTTCTACCAAACCTTGCAATCTCTTCTTGAATGATAGTTTGCATTTGCGTAAGTTCTCTTGCTTGCAACGCACGACCTGAGTTAAATAATATTCTATGAAAATTATCTGCACTGTCAAAGTCGTCTTTATATGTTGTTTCAAAAGTTGACTTATTAAAAGTTGTTGACATTTTTTATTCCTATACTTGTATTACGATTTTTAAATCTTCGGTCTGAGCACTTGCTCTTGTAATTGCACTTCGGTTATCAATATACAATAGTTCACCTGATTGTGGGTCTACTTCTGGAGAACTATCATGTCTATCACTACCAAGAAGTACACCACTAGAACCACCAGATGCAGTAATTGTTTCTCCCGTAGTAAAAGATGTAAACCCATTACTGTCAGTTTGGTGAATAAACAAAGCACCCCCAGAAACACCAGTTGAACCAGTGGAGTCAAAATCTACAATTGCTTTTGCACCAGATGTTCCACCAGTTATTATTTGGTCTTTTTCAAACGCAGTACTTATACTTGCAAAGTTAAGAACTGTTAGTGCATTACCCGTTGAACTGTCAAATGCAGTTCCGTCTGGTTTTGTGGGGTTCTTAATAAGTCCTACTTGTCTAAATTGTTGATTTATAAAGAAGTCTGCTCTTTCTGCACCCGAAGGTTTTGCATTAAACATGATTGCATTACTTCTTAAATCTTTTATTGGGTCTTTTCCAAAACCACCATTTGCGGTTGAAATAATAGGTCTGATTATTGCAGCTGAGTCTGGTGAACCACCACTTACTGCAACTGAAGCAAAGTCATATCCAGAACCTAAATTTGTTGTACTAATTCCTATTCCACCAGCACTATCACTATCTGTTGTGACTTTAACTACTGCACCACCAGATATAACTGCAACCGCTTTTGCGTTTGTACCATTACCCGTAACTGATAAGGTTGGTGCAGAACTATATCCAGAGCCTGGATTATCAATCGCATATCCAACAATTTGACCGTCCACTGCATTTTTTTGAATTACTGCTTGTGCGAGTTGGTCTGCAGAATAACTTCCACTATCACCAACAGAAATATCTGCACTATCATTTTGACCTTTAACAAGTTCTACTGGTATAAAGTTTGCAGATTGGAATTTATTTGCACTCGCAGAACTAATACTGTATACCATTTTCCAGACATATCCGTCAGATGTTTTAAAAGGTGTACCCGTAGTATTACCAGTTGGTTCTATGGTAGATGCGACTGCAACACCAGTGTTAGAAATAGATTTTCTTAATACCATGTATACTTGTTGGTTCGAGTTGATTACGTAGTATGCACTTGAATTACCAGTCGATTGGTCATCATATGCATCATAGAATGTACCAGATGACCAGTTATATCTTGGGATTACGAAAGATGCGTCAGTTACTAATTTAACTGATTGCATATTGTTTCTAAAATCTCTTTCTTCGTGATAAGACCCGTCTGGTGTAGGAGATACATCTGTTGCATTCCATTCTTGTGAACGACCAATAGCTGCGTAAAACTTATCTCCATTACTATCTTTTCTACCTTTGATTTCGTCTAAGATAAATTTTCTCAAAGGACTAGTTATTGTTGCGGTCATCTTTTATTCTCCTTATGCGACTGCACCACCGTAGGTTGCAAGTATTTGCCAGTTAGTTCCGTCAAAAATTAATGTTCCAGTTTCATTCTGTTGTAATGTTAAAGTAGTTCCCGCACCAAAATTTGCGGGAGTGATAACTGCATTACCAGCACCACTATTTACCACATACTTAACTTGTCCGACAACTCCGTCTGCGATACTATATGTACCCGCAGTTCCTTTTGTTATTTCAGTAAATGGAAGTAATAAAGACAATGCTTCATTAGAACCCGTGTTTACTACTTCTTGTTTAAGGACATGTGAATTATTTAGTATAATTTTACCAGTTCCTTTTGCTTCTAATTCTAAACCAACATTAGTGTCTCCACCTTTTGCAGTTATCTTTGGATTATTATTAGTTGCATTATTGGTAAGGTTAACGTGGTTAACTGCACTTGCAGTTTTTGTTAATTCTAATACTTCATTACCAGAAGAGTCTTGTAATACTCCACCCCCAGAAAAACCAGAAATCTTAGGTGCATTTATTGTGGGTGTATTGACCGTTGGACTGGTAAGTGTTTTGTTTGTTAGGGTATTAGTACTTGAGTCTAATACTACATTACCACTTGCATTTGGAAATACTATTTGTCTATCTCCAGTTGGTTCTACAACTTGTAAAGTGGTTTCGTGTGCGTCTGCAGTTGTACCTTCAAATCTAATTAATCCAGTTGCAGAGTCACTAAGAGTAATCTTAGTAGTTAAAGTAGCCGCACTTGCAGATAAATCAGTTGCGGTCTTTCCACCCAATACAGCATAAATTTCTGTAAAGTTATTGTTTATCTTGGTTGCAGCTGCACGGAGAGTATCACCCGTTCCGTCATTCGCACTACTTCCGTTATTGATTACTGATTTTCCCATGTTTTATTTCCTATGTCCTATTTATACAAGTTATAAACCTAATCCCTAAAAAGTTTCAAATTTGTCTTGGTCAAATGTTTCTATTGTAAATTCATTACTAAAATCTATCTCAAAGTTAGATGTTGCAGTACCAGCACCATTCGAGTCCGCATCAAATGTAGGACTTGTTCTTAATTCTGCAGCTCTCATTGTTGCGTATTGTTTCTGTACATCTGAGATACTTGCAGTTGCAAGTGAATTAATTAGATTATCATCAATGATAACTCTTAAAGTTGTACCACCACTATCTAAAAGACCAGTGACTTCTGGTGCAAATTGATTGACTTGACTAAATAGTGCAGTATTGAAACCTACCACATC